TGGAAACCCGAAGTCGATAAAGTTGGTAACGGTTTCGCTGTACTCCGTTTCCTCCCTGCCCCTGAAGGAGAAGATCTCCCCTGGGCAAAGATGTATTCCCATGCCTTCCAAGGCCCTGGTGGTTGGTACATCGAAAACTCTCTGACAACACTGGGACAAAAAGATCCTGTGTCAGAGCACAACCGCGAACTGTGGAACAGCGGTATCGAGTCTAACAAAGATGTTGTTCGTAAGCAGAAGCGCAAACTGTCTTACTACGCAAACGTCTATGTTGTGAAGGATCCTACCAATCCTCACAACGAAGGTGGCGTCTTCCTTTACAAGTTCGGTAAGAAGATCTTTGACAAGATCATGGAAGCAATGCAACCTGAGTTTGAAGACGAAACTCCCATCAATCCCTTTGACTTCTGGCAAGGTGCAAATTTCAAACTGAAGATCGTCAAGAAGGACGGTTATTGGAACTATGATAAGTCTGAGTTTGAAGCACCCGCTCCTCTGCTGAGCGATGATGATGCTATGGAAGCAATCTGGAAGAAGCAATACTCTCTTGCTGGACTGACTGCTGAAGATCAGTTCAAGTCCTACGAAGATCTTGAGCGTCGTCTCAAGTATGTCCTGGGACAGAAGTCTCGCACTCCTTCTCCTGCTGATGAAGAGACTGAGTATGATGATTATGCAGCAAAAGAGACTGCAGAGCGTCAGATTCAAGAGTCTCTGTCACGCTCTAAGCCTGACTTCAACTCTCCTGACATCACTGCATCTGCACCAGTTGCATCCAAGGATGAAGATGAAGACGATGCTCTCTCCTACTTCCAGAAACTGGCAGAGAGTTAATTAAACAGTCTAATATCTTCGCCTTTCTTCAGGGTTCTGCTCACATACTGAGTAGAACCTTTTTTATATGGCATCAATCTATTAATATCTTCAAGAATTAATTCAAGATAATCTGATTTGATCAAATAGATATTTCTTTTTGCTTCTTCTTTGCGAACTTCATAAGTATAGTTTGTGACTGCATCTACTTCATTAGTTCTAACAACATATTGATTTCTTTTAGTATCAAAGTATTCAATTTTGTAATTCTTAGGAACAGTCAGTCCTTTACGGACTACAATTTCACCACTATCATTTTTAAGTTCTCTTGTTTCATAGTGATGAATGTTGTTTGACTTTTCAATATCACCATATTTTTTGATCAAGAATTCATTAAATGCTGCCTGAGTCAAAGGCCACTCTGTTTGAACGTTAAGGATATTATTAGATAGTAAGACTACCCAATCAAGTGTTTCATCATCATAAATTTCAAAAGCAACATTGTCTGGACGATCATCACCTTGAATTTTATATTGAGTAAAGTATGCTAAGTTTTGAAGAATGTCCTGACGAATCTTTACTCTCTTAAAGAGATTTTTTACAACTTGATAGTCGCCAATACTTTTGCCATCAGAATCTCTGTTGACATAATCAAAATCTGGAACTTGTCTGAAATAACTTGCCATTAGAAACCTATTGAATTAGATGGAAGTGTTCCGGTAACTTCTTCAATTGTTGGACGTAGTAAGAAATTTTCTGTACCCGCTATATTTTCAGGATCGCCATAATCATCTTCGGTAATTGGTTCAAGTTCCTGAAACGTTAAATCAATTTTGTATTGAGTCATGGTTCTATCAGAATCATCATATGTCATGTATGTATTACCATTACCATATGTTGTATTTAGATTTAATAATGCACATTGTTTAATCCTACCTATTGATGGATGTTCTCTACCATCACCTGTTTTATAATTTATTGTGAAAATATTTGGACTTACCACGAAGATATTATTATTTGATTTTTTCACAGACATTCCTTGTTTAAAAAATCTAATAATTTTTTTAATCTGAGTTGCTTCAGTTCTACTTCTAGCAGACATCGTGAATATGAATTTAAAGGATCTCAGTTTAGGTGCTTGAAAAAGTAACTCCATGTTTGGATTAAGAACTCCTCCTCCAAATCTTGAAAGAAGATTGCCACCAGTAAATGATTGTGCCAATCCTAATCTTAACGCTGCAACAATGTTTTCCGCATCAGGTGATGTAAGAATTTTTTGAAGTTCATCGGGTGATTTAGTGATGGCATTATTTAAAAATTGTCCTATAGCAGATGCTGCATCAGTAGGATTTAAAATCGCACCAGCAGCTGCTGCTTGTCCTAGATTAAATGTGCCACCATCAAATTGAACGGAATTTTCATCTTGTATTCCGCCTGGAATTGGAAGCGTTACAGAACCCTGTATTTCCTGTGTTGGCCTTGTTCCAAGAGTTAATGGATTTTCACTTGCTAAATTAAAATTAACTTCTCTTCTTCCAGAGAAAAAACGCATACCAAATCTAATTTTGTCTTGCTTTGAAGTTGCTATATCTTCTGGATAGAAAAGGTTTTCATATTTTGTTCTTCTTTTTGTTGTGGTTATTTCTAGTGGTACACTTTGTGAACTAAAGTTTATACTTCCTGCAATGTTCTCTATCTGTGTATTAGCATATTCGGGATAATATTCTCTTATCTCTTCTCTTGTTTTACCAGTTTCACTTCTTACAGATTCAATTGATGCTGCATTTAAGTTTGCATTTAATGATGATTTACCAGTCTGTTGTATTTCTCTTTTAAAATCAGAATCGGCATACGCGGTGGTTGTTGAATCGGATGCACTTTTTTTAATGGCACCTGATGTTGTTAACAACAATACTCTATGTCCATGAGTTGGAGAGATACTCAGATTATCAAAATTCCCATCTGCTTCTGCAATTTCATTATATCTATCTTCAGTTATTTTCTCATATACCTGTGTTTTTTGAGGCTTGCCATCATTACCTTCAATAGTCGTAACTGTAATATAATTTTTACCTTCAAATGGTATAATATTACTTTCTACACGTTCAGACATTTTTAGAAGATTTTTTTCTATTTATCAAAGATTAGTGAGATAATATGCATAAGGAATATCAAGGAGAGATTGTATCTCACTTTGTCTCACAAGATGTAATTGTCCAGGTACTTCTTGCCATGTATAATTTCTAATCTTATCCCAGTGAAAATTAACTCCTCTGAATCCCCATCGAAACACATCAGTTACACCAACCATGGGATGTTGATCATATTGAATACCAGGAGTTTTTGCATTGTAAATGAAAGTATAAGTCTCACCTACGTCAGGAATAATAACTGTTTCATTTAATATACTCATGATTTCAACCATCATGTCTTCAGGATCACCCAAATCTCTGATTGAATCTTTGGCAAACTCTAGTCTATTATTACCAACTTGCTCTACAAACTGAAAATCATCTTCCATAAGTCCTGATACCTAATTCGTCTTCGGTGATGATCTTGAATTCGATTCTTCTGTCTGCACACCACTCACGGGCTGCTTTCCACTTTGCCTGATTCACAGCATAGGTTGTGCTTTCTCTAATCAAAGTTTTGCGTTGCTTTTTACCAACGGTGGGTGGAGCAGTTTCTCTTTTAGGTTTTACCTCAATGACATAAGTCTTCACTTCTCCACTACTTTCTCTAACTTTGATGATAAAATCTGGAAAGTAACGATGAACTCTTCTATCGACTGGTGAAATATATGGGATAAAAAACTCTTCACTTCCCCACTCAAGAATGGCATCAGTCTTATCACACCAAACGCAAAAACTTCTTTCCCAGTTGCTGCGACATATTATATTGTTGACATTACCTTTGTACTTCTGTGGATTAGAGGGACGGTAAATACTTTTCTTACTAACTCCCATACATAGTATATAAGGTAAAAACTATTTAGATGGCAACGCCAAAACCAAGAGCAAGGAATGTTGCAGATTTAAAGGCAAGCATACTAAATCCGTCTCTTACATCCACTTACGAAACAACATTTGTTTTTCCTACTGCTGTACAGCAGTGGATTAATAGTTCAAGTGGAGTTGGTGGTGGATTTAATTCTACAAAGATAGAAAAGGTTCAATTGTCTTGTAGAGCTGCTGCACTTCCTGATACTAGTTTAGCAACTCATGAACAGTTTAATGACTTCACTGGTGTAACTGAAAGACACGTATATAGAAGACAATATAATGCAACATCTTCATTTGAGTTTTATGTTGACACAAAATATGATTCCATACTTCTTTTTGAAAACTGGATTAAATTCATTGTGAATGAAGACTCTTCTAACTTCGATTTAGATAATCGTAACTATACTTACAGAGTGAATTTCCCTAACGAATATAAATCTGATATCTACATCAAAAAATTTGAAAAAGATTATAGAGGTGATGCTTTAGAGTATAAATTTATAAATGCATATCCAGTTTCTATCAACACAATGCCTTTGAGTTATGATGCATCTCAACTTCTCATATGTACAGTGAACTTTAACTTCTCTCGTTATGTGGTGAACTCTAGAAAATTTACATCTCCTGGATCATCTAGGTTGGCTACGGATGAAGAAATTAGAGCATACGCTGATGATACTGGACGAACTTTTAGTGATGCACAAACTATTTTAAATGGTGGATTTATTGAGACACTTATAGGATAAGCATCTAAATACTCATACTGAATAACATATCATGCCTTTACCAAAAATTTCAACCCCAACTTATGAGTTGGAGTTACCTTCGACTGGAAAAACAATTAAATTTCGTCCCTTCCTTGTTAAAGAAGAAAAGTTATTAGTTCTTGCACTTGAGAGCGACGATACAAAAGAAATCACCAACGCTATTAAGGCAGTCCTTAAGGATTGTATTCAGACTCGTGGTGTCAAAGTTGATACTCTTCCCACATTTGATATTGAATATTTGTTCCTGAATATTCGTGGTAAGTCTGTCGGTGAAGATATTGAGATAAGTGTTCTTTGTCCTGATGATGGAGAGACTTATGCTGAGGTACAAATTAGTATCGATGATATTAAAGTATCAAAAGATCCAGAACATACTAACAAGATCAAGATTGATGATAAGTTGATGATGGAGATGAGATATCCATCACTTAATCAATTTGTTAAAAGCAATTTCGATTTTGGAGAAGACAATCAGGTTGATCAATCTTTTGAGTTGATTGCATCTTGTGTTGATAAAGTTTTTTCTGAGGATGAGGCATGGACATCCGAGGA